TGCAACCAGTTCCGCAAGTGTAAGTGAGTATTTCTTTGCAAAGGCAATACAACGTCCGTAGCGGTCAAACTCTGGGTAAGCCCCAATCGGACTTTCTATTCGGATACGCGGTAGCCCTGCTTCTTCGTCTAATTCAACAATGAATGGGACGAAACCAAATGTAATGTATTGGTCTGCACCTTGATACATCTGCACTTGTAAATCTGAATTACTAAAATAATTTGTTGCAATACGTGTTCGCTTGTCAGCAAAGACTCTTGCTCTATCTGATACTTGATTTGCTGCAGAACAATTTACTGCTGGAAGAGGCGCCATAACTTCCGAAAGGTCACGGGCAACAATGTCGATAAAGTTTGCAACAACATTTGCATCCACCCCTTCTGGAAAGAATTCAGGATATACCTGTGATATCTGTCCTTTACGAACAGCAAGAACGTCTAGTTGTCTGCGGTCTCGTTCTGTTGAACGGGAGCGTAAAGACTCTACCCTTGCTGCAATTTGACTAATTGATAACATTTAAATCCTTATCCGTATGTTTCAGCCCATTGCTCTGAAAAGGCTTCGTCTAGATTGATTGTGTATCTTTGTGCCGATTGTGCTCTTGTGGTCCATCTATTAGATGAAAACTTTTGCAAGTGATTTGTTTGTTGCATAAACTCCCGTGCTCTAAGCACAGCAAACCATAATGCCATAACACAGTCGGTCTTGCCTCTGGTGTTAGGTTTCCAAGTAATCAACTGCTGAGTAAGGGACTTAAGTCCTTCAGAGTCAGTAGTAGATGGGAATTCAATCATATTATTTTTTTGGAACTTTTCTTCCCGTATGGTTCCAAGTAGGGTAGACATAGATGCTACACCGAAAGATGCGTCCCACTTATTTTTGTTAGTAACATGAGATTCAAGTCTTACACCATACATACCAAGCCATTGTCGCAAATCATCATCTAATGAATATGCTTTTTGATGGGCGTTGATTTCTACTCTTAATTCTTGTGGCTTGTATTTCAATACAAGTTCTTCTATCGTACTTCTAATTTTTTGGGGGTTAGGTTCTGCCATGTTAACGCAGTCTAAAACATATATCCTAGAATCAGTTCTATTGTAAGTAACTGCTACAAAGGCTGCATGTGCCTTATCACCCATAGCAGGGTCAAATCCAATAATTGTGTAACCTTCGACATTAGTCGGATGTCCCACCGCGCCTTGGCGCAATGGACCTTTTCTTCTTTGACCGTTAGTACTACCTTGCACCAAAGCGGGTGGGAAGATGGAATCTTCTTCGACATCCTCCTGCTGATATACCAAAGCCCATGTTGCTGGTGTTACCTCACTGCGTCTTTTCTTTAATATTAATCCGTCCCATTTTGGGAAGAGTCCTTCTTCGTCAGGTACCTCAGAATCCCCATCCCACGGAAGGTCCGATTTAGGCCAGAGCGTCTTCCAGTCTTTAGGGTCTTCTGAATACTCCAGAACAGCAGGCATACCCATATAAGTAAAAGGGCTTTTACCCCCAGACCAATGCTTGGTTTCTCTAAGTTCTTTGTAGAAATCTTGTGCTGCAATTCGTGTCCCTACGATTAGTAATTTACCGTTTTTACCCAGACGGGTAATAACTTCTTTCTGTAACCAGTTGATTTGTTTTTCCCATTCATGGGCGTTTGCTGTAGTGATACAGTCATCAAGAATGATGAGGTCAGCACGTGCTCCATAAATCTGCCCACCCATACCAAGTGCTTGGATGGTGGGGTCCTTCTCGCTAGAATTTCTAGCATCGCTCCCAAGGTAAACGGTGTCAACTCGCCAAGTGTCTGAATCCTCTTTCCAACCACCTTCGGGGCCAAAAGTTGTTTGCAACTTTAACCAGCGTGGATGTGAGAGTCTCTGCTTGATTGCGTACACGAACTCACGTGCTTTGACTAGCGTTTTAGAAACCACAATAATGCGGACATTAGGATTGAGAGCGATACGGTATGTGGAATAGTTTACTGTGACTACCGTACTCTTAGCATGCTCAGGTGGCACGTTAACTAATAGACGGGTTGGGTCACCCTTTTCGTAAACCATACTAGGGTGTAGCCATGAAGGCTCTCTGTCCTCTAGTAAGTCAATCCAATCTTGATGGTGTGGAAATAATCTTTGTCCTAAGAAAATTTGCGAGAACTGTGGGAAGTTTATTTCTTCCTTTGGAATACCTAGCGAGGCAAGGGAAGCATCCTTTGCGGTTGCTTTAGCCTCTGTTAAGTCGGAAGCAAACTTCTTATCCCTAAGACACCAGATTCTTACTGTGTCAGGTTTTTTGCCGCACATCTCCATAGCCTTATGGACCGAGTGGCCTTCAGCCACGAGGGCTAATACTTTAGCCTTTGCTCCTGCAGCAGCCATAGATTGAGGGTTTGTTTTTCCTTTTTCGAATGTCATAGTACTGTCCCGTTTTCATTAGTTGTAACAGTTATTAGATACAGCCTGTAACGCAAGTCCCCCAAGGACTTGCTACTGTTAAGAAAAGAAACAGCCTCTATATAGTATAATCTGTCCAAACAGGTAAAACGGACGTTTTACTTTAAAGTATTTTTTAAAGCATGCAAAAAATCTATACAAAATAGGACAAACTGGTACTAGTATGGGGGATATACTTTGTACGGGAAAATCTTTGTTGTTGATACTATACTGTCTAACAGACCATATTAAACAGTCTGGGGTCATAAATGACCCGCTAACTGTTCAATATACTGCTTCGTTGTCCTGTATAGATGGACTCCTGGCAGATTACTGCCTTCGGCGCCTTTAAAAACATTTCGGGCGCCTCAGTTAAAAACAAAATCCTCACGGGTTCGGATGTGGTCAGTGCTGGACACACCGTCCTGTCAATGCTACGCATTGAGGCCTTTGATGGTCGCACCGCAAGGGCTCGTTGCGTTCCACGCACCTCGTATGTCGTCCTTCATTCCTCGGCTCTACGGCCTCGTCATGATATACCGCCATACTCAAAGCCCCCTGCTCTCGCCACCATGTCATGTGTGTCTGCGCCACACAAGCCATGCTCAGGCTCGTGCTCCTACTCCGCCTTCATCGTATCATATGTCGCAAATCGTTCACAGTCCTGCTTGCAGCAGGCCTTTGCGCTCACGATTTCTCTGCCCGCGCAAGCGCGTTCTCGGCTGTCGCTTCGCGCCATCCGCGCCCCTTCGCTAACGCTCAGGGTGTGCTCGGCTACTCAGACCGCATGTCTCCGCTGCGCTACTACATGCGTTCGTAGCCCCATATGATACTTCTTCTGGCGTATTTACCAAGTTGGTATCTACAGAAAAGGAGATAAAATGAATAATGAAATCATAGTTCAAAACCAACTTACCCTAATGAACGAATGCTTCCATTGTCAGCAACTCAATGAACTATGCTCAGACTGCCTCGAGCAAAAAGAAGCCCGAGATGCAGTCATCGCCAACCAGTTGGTTGATGAAGATATATACAGATACAATCCAATGTATACCAGCATGACCAAAATCCAAGATGAGCCTTCGGCTCATGACTGGATTTCCAGTGAGACAGTAGTTCGAGAGGAAAAACCTACACTCTCGAATTGGGATAGAACTCAAGGCGAATCTATCTACACCATGAGGACGGAGTTCTTCGAACAGTCCTCCTGGTTGATAGATAGGTTATTCGACCTTGATGAATCCATGCAAGTAACTGAGCATGAGTGCATATGCTCAACATGCCACTACACAATCAACAAACACGCAGTTTGTCCTAACTGCAACTAACTAACCAAGGCGACTCCCCTACACTACGTGATAGGGGAAGCCGCCCCAATCGGAACAGGAGATAGAAAGTGAATACATTCACATACAACGAGTCAATCCTGAAAGGTGTCCGTGATTACCAAACAGTAATCAAAGGCACGGTGGTTGACCGCAGAGAAGATGTGCAACCAGATGGTTCCACAAAATCCAAGTTCGTTGCTTCTCGTCAGGTAACGTTCACAGACCCAATTTTGGTAGAGTTTGTTCGCCAAAATTTCAATGCAACATCTGAATACAAAGTAACCCTTAGTGGCTACGAAACCAGCACCTTCTCTGAGAAGAATCAGAAGTGGTATGATAACAAAATCGTAACTGATATAGCACTAGTATAACCAAACAGGTGGGGTGGGGGCTTCGGCTCTCACTCCACCTAGTTTTTTTTCAAGCCGCAGGTAACATAGACGGTCAACAATGAATCGACTAAGGAGATAGCATGGCAAACAATGATAGAAAAAATGGCAAGGCTTACAAAAAGAAGCCTAAAGTTCAAAAGAAAACAGGCAAGACCATTGGTGGATATAGCCCTAGTAAATTGGCTATTCGTGCACAGAAAAGGGGAAAATAATGTATCTAGATACAGGCACAATGATAGGTATTATGATAGCCCTAGTTAGTAGCCTATTGACCATGGGCTATTGTATGTATATCATTAAGAAACAAAATGAAATCATTCAAATGCATCAGATTGCCAGTGCAACCCGACGCAAAATGGAAAGGTAGATAGCAATGAAAACACAAACCACAAATGAATACTTAAAAGAACTAGCACAGTTTTTAACTAGTGATGCATGGAGTGAAGAAAGAATAATGGAACTACTAAGCAATGTATATCTCATGGGATATGCTGAAGGAGTAGATAACAAATGAGAAGCAGAGAAGAACTACTCAAGATTAAAGAAGCCTTTGCATATGCCGTAATGGATATGCTTGATGTATACGATGAGTTAATTGGCAACACTCCACGCAAACTATGGCATGGAGAGCAGCCAGAGCCAACAGTTAATGACTTAGCAAAAAACGAGGAGGAATCCAATGCTTGAAGAAGATACCCCACAATGGGAGCATACCGTGTGGATTATGGCCAAAGTTAGATGCCGAACTACACACGTAGATGTAGATAGAGCAGGTAACGAGGCTCTTGAAGACCCAAGCGAGTGGCATGTGTTAGAGTTTGATACAGGTATTAAGCACAGCCAAGAGATTGTTAGGGTGAGATGATTGAACAAATCTTTGCAAGTTCATACCTCACAACAACACAATCCTGGACATTCTTATTACTCTTTGGATATATCACATGGAGGTTTATTAGATGAAGAGATTGTTAGCAGGGTATTTAAGTTGGCTACTAGCGTTCTTGTCAGCACCATTCTTTCCCAGTCACAGTTACGCAATAGCAGTAGCCATACAAATAGAGGACAACTGCAAGGACACCAGCCAATGGACACCGCGAGTAGCCAAGGCATACGCCAAAGCGTTAATGAAATTAGAGTATCCCAATTGGAACAGGTCTGAGTGGTCAGCACTTGCCAAACTTTGGGGAAAAGAATCTGCTTGGAAACACACAGCAGATAACCCTGAGTCTACTGCATATGGCATAGCACAAGTATTAAATACTAAACCTGGAACCCCAGCCCCGCTTCAAATTGAGCGGGGGCTGGCGTATATAAAGCACCGCTACGAAAAACCATCAGTTGCTTGGGCCCATTGGCGAAGCAAAGGGTGGTATTAAATTTCGCACCACTTGGATGAGTGATAATGGAAGATGGGTTGTCCCGCCATCTGCGAACACGGGACACTAACCAACAAACAAAGGAGATATATGGCAAGAGGAAATGGCAGGACAATCAATGTA